CTAAAGGCAGCTTTACAGCGGCTTTCCGAGGCATACGGCACAGCGTGAAAATAAACGATTGACATCGGGGACAGATAATTGCATGTTTTCGTCATCATCTGAATAGCGCGCTCGGCAGGTCACCACCTTCCGGGCGCTTTCTTTATGGGCGCATGGCACACCCTGCAAGCGTCGCGTTCTACGGCTCGACCTGGTGGCGGAAACTAAGGCGCCAGTGTCTGACCCGAGATGGCAGTCGCTGCGCCATCGCTGGCTGCACCAGTCGCGCCACTCACGTCGACCATGTCCAGCGCCGACCGCGTTCGCCGACACCGACGTCGGCTGACCACCTCGGCAATCTGCGATGCCTCTGCGCTCACCACGACGCCCAACTCAAGGAGCGGCCCGGCGGCAACCGCGGCCTCGACGGTGTCGGGCTGGTCCGGGGCTCTGACCCTGATGGATGGCCGCTCGACCCTCGCCGTCGATAGCGTCCCTCACAGGGCGCTGTGTGGCACCCACCCACGAGGGCACCCACGACGCCACCGACGGGATGGACGGGGCTGTGCCGGTCTGTGCGCCCCCCCCCATGACCCACCCCACCCCGAGGGGGAGGGGGTTTGGCCGAGGGGGCCGATCCTTGCCATCAACCGTGGTGGGGATTGCCTTTCAGAGTCGCGAAACCCGCACCGGGGGTCAAACGCCCCCCCCGCTCATCGAGGTTCGAATGCCATTTCCGTCCGATGCGCCTATTTTGACGGGCGCCCTGATGCAGCCTGCCATGCCTTGAGGGCGACGGACGAACATTCGAGGAAATCACAAATGGTGTCCGGACGAAAACCGAAGCCGTCGCATTTGAAGCTAGTCACCGGGAACCCTGGGAGGCGGCCAATCCTGCCCGGCGAGGCAAAGCCATCGCTCGCACTGCCAACGCCTCCGCCACACCTTGACGACACAGCGAAGGTCGAATGGGGACGCATCTCGGAGGAGCTTTACAAGATCGGCATGTTATCCGGTATCGATCGGGCGGCCCTCGCTGCCTACTGCCAGTCATACGCGCGATGGGTAAAGGCTGAGACCGCAATATCGAAAATGGCCGAGCGCGATCAACTCACTGGCGGCCTGATGATCAAGACCACAAATGGGAACGCAATCCAGAACCCGCTGGTGGGCACGGCCAACAAGGCAGCCGCCGACATGGTGCGCTACGCCGCAGAATTTGGAATGACGCCCAGTGCTCGCAGCCGGATCACCGCGGCGCCGCCGGGCGACCAAGAAGCAGACCCGACCGCCAAATACTTCGCCTGACGATCCCGTCACTGCCTGGGCCGCTGAGGTCATCGCTGGTCGCTGCATCGTTGGCCCGCACGTCCGAAACTCCTGCCAGCGTCACCTCGACGACCTGGTGCATGGTGCGGGCCGCGGCCTGACTTGGGACAGAGACGCTGCGATCCACGCCATCAACTTCTTCCCTGATGTTCTTCGGCTAAATGGTGGCCAATTCGAAGGCCGAAAATTCGAACTCCACCCTTCGCAGGCGTTCCGCATCGGTTCGCTGTTCGGCTGGATGAAGGCTGACGGCACCCGCCGGTTCCGCCGCTTCTACGACGAGGAGGGCAAGGGCAACGGTAAGTCGCCCATGCTCGCCGGGATCGGTCTCTATTGCCTTCTCGCCGACGGAGAGGCCCGCGCCGAGGTATATGCGGCCGGGTCCAAAAAAGACCAGGCGATGGTTTTATTCCGTGACGCGGTGGCGATGGTCGACCAGTCGCCGGCACTGGCCGCACGGCTCACCAAGTCGGGCGGCAATCCGGTGTGGAACCTGGCAGATCTCCGAACTGGCAGTTTCTTCCGGCCGATCTCGTCCGACGAAGGCCAATCCGGCCCGCGACCGAGTTGTGCGCTGTGCGACGAGGTGCATGAGCATCGTGACGCGCGGACGGTTGAACTGCTGGAGCGCGGCTTCAAATGGCGCCGCCAGCCATTGCTGGTGATGGCCACCAACAGCGGCTCCGACCGCAACTCGATCTGCTGGCAGGAACACGAGCATGCCGTTCGCGTCGCTGCCGGCACCAAGACGCCGGATGCAGAATTCGCCTATGTCGGCGAGATAATCGACGACGAGACGTTTTCGTTCGTCTGCGCCCTCGATGCTCACGACGATCCGCTGACCGATCCGACGTGCTGGATCAAGGCGAACCCTCTGCTCGGCGTGACGGTGAAGGAACACTACCTCGCCAGTGTGGTGCGCCAGGCGACGGCGATCCCCGGCAAGCTCAACGGCATCCTGCGGCTTCACTTCTGCCAATGGACGGACGCCGAGGAGAGTTGGATGGGTCGCGCGGCGCTGGAGGCGGTGCTCGCTGATTTCGATCCGCTGGACATGTCCGGCGATGATGCGTTCTGCGGCCTTGATCTATCGGGCAGCCAGGATTTGACGGCGCTCGCTGTGGTGCAGCCGACCGGCATGGTTGATGTCGTCCGTGACGATGGCACGATTGCCAGGCTGCCGACCTTCGACGCCTGGGTGGAAGCCTGGACGCCTCGGGACACGATGACCGAGCGGGCGTTGCGCGACCAGCAACCTTACGACGTCTGGGCCGAGCAGGGCCACCTGCGGGCCGAGGCGGGCAAGACGATCCGGCTCGATTTTGTCGCCGCCCGCATTGGTGAGATCGCTTCAGAGTATCGGGTCCGGGCGCTGGCCTATGACCGATACAGCTACCGCAAGCTGGAGGATGAACTCGACGCCCAGGGCCTGACCCTGCCGCAGATCGAGCACCCTCAGGGCGGCCGGCGACGGGCGAAGGTCACCGACGAGCAGCTGCTGGACGCGAAGCGCTCGGGCAAGCCGCCGGTTGATGGCCTGTGGATGCCGGGCTCTCTGGCGATGCTCGAAAATCTGATCCTTGAGAGGCGGATACGCATCCGCCGAAACCCGGTGCTCATTTCCGCGATCATGTCGGCGGCGATTGAGCGCGACCCATTCGACAACCGCTGGTTCAGCAAGCGCCGGGCGGTGAACAGAATTGACGCCCTTGTGGCGCTGGCAATGGCAGTAGGAGCGGCAACCATGAACGGTTCGATTGAGTCCCGCTCGATCTATGACACCCGTGGTCTGCTGGTATTCTGATGAGTTTTTTCTCTCGTCTGTTTAAGCCAGCAGAGCAACGCTCGGCCTCGCCGGTGTCGCCTGGTGGCATGTTCGGCGGGATCGGATCGGTGCCGAGCGCCTCCGGGATGCCGGTGTCGCAGTCGACCTCGATGACGGTTTCAGCCGTCTATGCCTCGGTTCGCATCCTCTCGTCTGACGTCGCGCGCTGCCGGCCATCGTTGTTCCGCAGCCTGGAAGATGGTTCGCGGGCCCACATTCGGCCGAAGGATCATCCGGTCGCGCGCCTGCTGAAGACGCCGAACCGGGCACAGACCTGGCACGAATTCACCCGCGACCTGGTCGCCGCCTATATGCTGCGCGGAAATGGCTATGCAGCCGTCCTGCGGAACAGTCAGGGCGATCCGACCGAGATGGTCTTGATCAACCCGGACGCCGTCAGCGTCCTGGAGGCGGTTGATGGGTCGGTATTTTATCAAGTGTCCCGGATGGGTTTGTTCCAGTTCGCGGCGCTGCAATCCTTTCCGCTGGCGATCCCGGCCGAGGACGTGCTCCACCTCCGCGGCCTATCGTTCAACACGCTGGTCGGTGCTTCCACAATCGGCCTGGCGCGTGATGCGATCGGCCTGGCCATCGGTCAGTCTCAGCAGCAGAGTCGCTGGGTCGGAAACGGCGCCCGGCCATCTGTGGTGCTGGAGACTGACCAGAGCCTGAACGAGCAGTCCGCCGCCCGCCTCAAGCAGGGATGGGAGCAGTTTTCGGCCGGTATTCAGAACGTCGGCCGGACTGCGGTGCTGGAGCATGGGGTGAAGGCGAAGGCGCTGTCACTGACCTCGGTGGACCTGCAATTCATCGAGCAGGTGAACCTGACGGTGCAGGACATCGCCCGGTTCTTTGGTGTGCCGACGCGCAAGCTGATGCAGCCTGACACCACGCGCGGCTCGACTGTGATCCAGGAGGAGCAGGCTTACGTGAACAGCACCGTCAGCCCATTGCTGGACATGCTGGAGCAGAAATTCGAGCGGGCATTCGGACTCGAAGATGAGGGTCTTGAACTGGACCTTAATGAAGACGCTCTCCTCCGAGCCGACCCGCTCACCCGCTACAACCTGGGCCGGATCGGCAAGCTGTCCGGCTTGATCTCCACGAACGAGTGGCGCCGTGCCGAGCGACTGCCGGCGGTCCCCGGCGGCGATACGATTATGCAGCCGGTGAACATGGCTGCAATCGGCAGCGACATGAGTGGCCAGGCGCCGGACGGTGCCGGTCATCCGAAAGATGGCCATCCCCCAGAGCCTGGCGTTCCGACGTCGGCCCCAGACGCTTAGGAGCATGACATGGCGATCAACGCGAAAAACGTCTCGCACGGATTGGTCGGCGCCACTCCGATCCTGGTGAACATGGCCCGGATCGAGAGCAGCGCTTCGGTCAAGGTCGTGCTCTCGTCCTCTTACGCCCGCGCAACTTCGACCGGCACGCCGTCCGCGCCCTCGATGACGGGATGTGCTTCAGCCGGGCTCGACTATCCCCGAACAATCGCCAGCGGCGTGACCTTGTCTCTGCACAAGCATGAGGCCGATGCGCTCGTGGCTGCGGGCGCGGCGAGCTACGCCTGATGGCGATCATCCGAAAGCTCGTTCCCAGTCACGTCAGCCTGCTCGACGAAGACGAGATCGAGGCCGTGATCATGACAGGCGACATCGCGCGCGACGGTCACATCCTCGTTCCCGGCGGTGTCGATCTGGCCAACTACCTCCGGAACCCCGTCGTCTTGTGGCAGCACAACCCGGACGAGCCGGTCGGCAACGCAGAGGCCATCCGCATCGAGGGCGACCAGATCATCGCTCGGGTCCGGTTCGCTCCCCTCGGTATCTCAGAAGTAGCCGATCGCACGCGCGGCCTGGTCAAGAGCGGCGTTATCCAGGCGGTGAGCGTCGGGTTTGAGCCGCTGGACGGTGAGCCGCTTGATCCGACAAAGCCTCGCGGTGGCCAGCGGTTTACCCGATGGGACCTGCTCGAATTCTCGTTCGTCAGCGTGCCGGCCGACACCGGCGCCGTAGTGACCGCGCGATCTGTTGAACCCCAGGAGCCTGACATGTCACGACCCAGCAAGCGCGCCGGCAAGACGATCTCGTCCGTCACCCGCGATGTGCTCGACACTGCCCACAACAAGATCGACGAGGCGCGCTGCATGATCCGCGATCTGCTCGACGACACCGACACAACCGAATTCCAGACGACTGATGGCGAGGGCGAAAGCGACGGAACGGCCAATGGCCGCTCGCTCTCCCTCGAACATCGTCGCCGCCGCGCCGTGGCTCTGAGCCTCGCCGCCGCCTGACCCCATCCCGGCATAAGCCGGGCGCCCCATACGCGGCTTGGGCAACCGCTTGCAGCGCCGGACGGCGCCGCTTTCCCTCGATGGAGCCCTTTTCATGCACTTCAAGATTGCGGACCTCCGCAAGCAGCGTTCTGCTGCCTTCGATGCGTTCAACTTGTTGGCGCAAAAAGAGAATCTCACTGAACCCGAACTGGTCGATTTCACCGGCAAGGAAGCGACTGTCCGGTCGCTCGACGACCAGATCACTCGCGCCAAAGCCGCGCAGGAGCTCGCCGCCAGCACCGCTCAGCCTGTGGCCGGTCAGCCCACGGTTTCGGCCTCGGTCGAAAAAGACCACTACGTCCGCGAGAAGTCCCTCGTCCTCGGCGGCGTCGTCAAGATGCTCGGCGCTGGCGGTGGCAGCATCTACAACGCTCGCACCGCGGCGCACGAGGCCTATGGCGAGTCTCACCCGGTCACGCGCGCTCTGGCTGCCACGACCGGCACCAGCGGCGGCTTTGCGGTCCCAGAGGACTACATGGCCGAGATCATCCCGCTCCTGCGCGCTGCCGCTGTGGTGCGTTCGGCTGGTCCTCGCGTGATCCCGATGCCGCGCGGCACGATGCGTCTGCCCGGTCAGTCGTCCGCGGCGAGCGCCACCTACGGGTCGGAAATCCAGAAAATCCCGACCTCGCAGCAGGGTTTCAACCAGATCGTGGCCAGCTACAAGAAGCTGACGGCCCTGGTTCCGGTGTCCAACGACATGATGCGGTACGCTGATCCGGCCATCGACGCATTCGTGCGCGATGACCTGGTCAAGATCGTGGCGCTGCGTGAAGACATCGCGTTCCTGACCGGCGATGGCACGCAGGACACTCCCAAGGGGTTCCTGGGCTTCGCCAATGACTATGTCCGCGCGACGGCCGGCACCATCGGCAACTGGTCGACCTCCGGCAACTCCGTCTACGCGGTCGGCGGCACGTTCATCACCAGCAACATGGTCTACACGCTGGCGACCGTGGCGAACGAACTCGGCGGCGCGATCAACCGCCTCGATGTCGCGCTCGTGCCCGACAATCGGCGCGTCTGGTTTATGCATCCCCGGACCTTTAACTATCTGAACAACGTGCAGAACAGCCTGGCGATTTACGTGTTCCGCGACGAACTGAGCCGCGGGACCCTGCTGGGCCACCCGTTCAAGAAAACGGCGCAGCTGCCGATCAACATCTATGACTCGTCGAGCACCAACCAGGATCTGAGCTTCGTTTTCCTCGCCGAGATGACTGAGGCGATGGTGCTCGACTCCATGCAGCTTGAGTTGGCGGTCTCGAAAGAGGGGACCTACATCGACGGCGGCGGCAACACGATCTCGGTGTTCCAGAACGACCAGACGCTGATCCGCGCGATTGCCGAGCACGACTTCCAGCTGCGTCATGCGGCTGCGGTCGCGGTGATCCAGAACGTCCGCTGGGCCCCCGCGATCAGCTGATCCGCGTCCGCCTGACCCGTCAGCCGGTCACGGTAATCCGTGGCCGGCGCTCACCTTCCGCACAAGGAAAAATCTCCCGTGGAAATGGTTACCCAGTTCAATATTGGCGGCATTGTGTTCGCCCTGTCGGGCGTTCGTCCGCAGAGCGCGTCTGCCGGCGCCATCAACGGCGCGACGATCGACCGCATGGCGCACGAGATGCCGCTGTCCTGCGTTGTTCATCAGAACGTCGGCGCCCTCGGCGGCGCCCCGACGACCACCAGCGTCATCACTAAGGTCCAGGACAGCGCCGACGGCAGCACTTTTGCCGACTACGCCCCGCTCTCCGCCCTCTCGGTGGTCCAGGCGACGACCGCACTGACAGCGACGAACACGGACAACTCCGTCAACGTCAATCTGTCCTCGGCGCGTCGCTACATCCGCGCCGTCACGACTGTAGCATTCACCGGCGGCACTTCGCCGACCGCTCTGGTGTCCGCAATCGTCATGCTCTCCGGCGAAACCCTCGACCCGGCTGTCTGATGAAGCTGGTTGACCTGACGCGGGACATCCGGCCGTGGCGTGCTGGCGACAGCGCGGCGTTGCCGGACGACATCGCTGATCGTCTGGTCGGCGCGGGCGAGGCAAAGAACCCTCGCCCGTGGCCTCCGACTGCTACTGCACCTGCCTCCGTGGTGAGCCGTGTCCTTCGCCGCAAATCCTAACGACGCGAGGCCCGCATGACCGTCGAAATCCTCTCGACCACGCTGGTCGCGGCGCCGAGTTATGACCTGACGGACCTCGCCACCGCCAAGAGCGAACTATCGATCGCTATCGGTGAAACGTCGAACGACGCCTTCATTGGTCGGGCAATAACGCAGGCATCTTCAGCGGCATCGAATTATTGCAACCGGACATTTTCGCTGGAGACGGTGCAGGACCTGGTCATTCCCGACCGCGACCCGTATCCGTTCCAGACGCCTGGTGGCCTGGCGGTCGTGCAACTCAGCCGCTATCCAGTGGTCAGCACATCGGTGGTGGTGGCGACATCGAGCGCCGCGGCGATCGGTGCCAGCGTCCTGCCATTCGCCTCGACGTCAGGTCTCTCGGTCGGTCAGCCGGTGACTGGCGTGGGTGTTGCTGTCGGATCGGTGATCACCATCATCACGGCCAACGTCAGCGTCACCCTCAGCCGCTCGACGACCGCCGCGATCGCCTCCGGCACATCAATCGCGTTCGGCCCGGCGGTGACCCAGACTTCGGCTGGTGGGGCCGTCACCATTTTGACGGCCGGCGTCGACTATCAGGTCGACAGCAAAAAGGGCTGGCTGATCCGGATCGATGCAGTGACAGGATACCCGGTCACCTGGTCCGCGCTGCCGACATCCGTGGTCTATCAGGGCGGATACGCCACGATCCCGGCCGACATCGTTGACGCCGTGCTCCGCATTATCACGCAGCGGGTCGCCGGTCGTGGCCGTGATCCGCTCCTCAAGACCTCGATCCAGCCTGGCCTCGGTGAGCAGAGCTACTGGGTGGGCGGGTCGCCTGGCCAGACTGGCGTGTTCACCACAGAAATATCGGGCATGCTCGACAGCTATCGCGTGCCGGTGACGGCGTGACCGACTTTTTCGCTGTAGATATCGCTGGCGACACTCGAGCCGTCCTGCGGTTCGATAAGTTTCCAGCGGTGCTGCACGACCGTTTGTTCGCCACGCTGACCAGCCTGGAGAGGCGTTTGGAGGCTGCCGTTCTGGCAGCGGAGCCCGAGCGGTCGGGAGAACTCAAGAGTCTGACTGGTGGCCGGGTTTATGACCACGGCGACCGCATTGCAGCCGTGGTCGGGGTCAGAACACAATCTCAGTCGAAAGCGCGCAAGGCTGCCGCCTTAGAATACGGTTCACGAGGCGTGGCAGTCACTCAAAGCGCCCACAAGATGCGCCTCGACCACGTCTGGCTGCGCGCGCGTATGGGTGCGCCCGTCGACGTCGGAACGTATAGTCGCACGCCGACGCTGCGCGCCATGAACTTCCTGCGCGGTCCGATCAAATCCTTGCAACAATCAGCGCTGTCTGAAATGCGCGCAGCCATCGCCTTCGCAGCAGCGGAGAGCGACGCATGAGCCGGTCCACGATTGTTGACGCCGTGCTCCAGCTGCTCAACAGCACCGGCGCATTCAACACCTCCGGGCGGCGCCTGGTGCCCTGGACCGAGGTGAGGAGCCAGCCGGCCGTTTTTGTCCGCCACGTCGGCGACCACTACTCCGCGCGTGCGACCGGGATGCCTCCAAAGATCACGATGGAGACGGAAGTCTGGGTCTACAGCCAGTCCGGCAAGGACAGCCAAGTCGCGCCATCGGTGGCGATGGACGGGCTGCTCGACACGATCGAGGCGCTGCTGAAACCGGCGCCTGGCGTCGTGCAGACCCTCGGCGGCACCGTCACGCACGCATGGATCGAGGGGAAAATCGAGATCTATCCCGGCGACCTTGATGGTCAGGCGATCGCCGTCATTCCCGTCTCAATTCTCTGTCCTGCACTGAATTAGGAACCCCCCATGTCCGACACCATTGAAGCGCCCGCTCTCGATGCTCCGCCGCCGCTGCCTAATTCTCGCGCCGACGCCATTGATGCAGTGTTCGTGGCCTGGGTGGTCGAATTCATCAACGACGGCCCCGTCTCCCGGTCGACTGAGGCCTATAATCTCCTGACCGCCACTGCGCTGCCGATCCTTCGTGCGCGCCTTTTGAGCGAGGCCTGACATGTCCCTATACGCTGACCAACTCGGTTTCGCCGCAGGTGTCCTCATCGGCACCAGCCTGGCCGCGAACTCCACCCCGCGCCGGTTCGGCATTTTGCAGGACGCCACGCTCGATTTCTCGGCCGACCTGAAGGAGTTGTATGGCCAGAAACGCTACGCCATCGCGCTGGCACCCGGCAAGACGAAGGTCTCGATCAAGGCGAAATTCGCGTCGATCCGTGGTGCTCTGTTCAACGACATCTACTTCGGCGCGACCTCCACCGCGACCCAGACGTTGTTCGCCGATAGCGAGGCGGTGACGATCCCCGCGTCGACCCCCTGGTCGGCGCCTGTTGCCAACTCGGCTACCTTCCTGGCCGACCAGGGCGTCTACTACGCGCTGACGGGCATGCCTCTCCGGCGTGTGGCCTCAGCGCCATCCACCGGCACATATTCACTGACCGGCGGCACCTACACGTTCGCTGCGGCCGACGCCTCGCTGGCCGTCTATATCAGCTACACTTACTCGTCCGCCGCCGGTGTTCAGATCCCGATCACGAACCTCGCCATGGGCAGCGGTCCCGCGTTCACAATCAACCTGTCGCAGCCGTACGACGGTCGGCAGGCTCTGTATTCGTTCAATAACTGCCAGGCGTCGAAGCTGTCTCTGCCCACCAAGCAGGATGATTTCATGATCGCTGAGATCGATTTTATGATCGCCGCCGACCTGAGCGGCAACATCGGTAGCATCAACACATCCCTCTAGTATAAGCGAGGCCTGACATGTCCCTATACGCTGACCAACTCGGTTTCGCCGCAGGTGTTCTCATCGGCACCAGCCTCACCGCCAGCCCTGCTACACCCCGACGCTTCGGCATTTTGCAGGACGCCACGCTCGATTTCTCGGCCGACCTGAAGGAGTTGTATGGCCAGAAACGCTACGCCATCGCGCTGGCTCCGGGGAAGACGAAGGTCAGCCTGAAGGCGAAATTCGCCTCGATCCGTGGCAGCCTGTTCAACGACATCTACTTCGGCGCTGCGACGACCCCGGCAACGCAAACCCTGTTCGCCGACAGCGAGCCAGGGACCGTTCCCGCCGTGAGCACCTACACCGTGACGGTGACCAACTCGGCTACCTTCCTCGCCGACCAGGGTGTTTATTACGCGCTGACCGGGCTGCCTCTCAAGCGTGTGGCCTCGGGCATGACCGTCGGTCAATACAGCGTCTCTGCCGGCGTCTACACGTTCGCTGTGGCCGACGCCTCGGCCGCCGTCTACGTCAGCTACACTTACTCGTCTGTGGCCGGTGTTCAGATTCCGATCACGAACCTCGCCATGGGTTCTGGTCCGGCATTCACGATCAACCTGTCTCAGCCGTACGACGGTCGGCAGGCTCTTTACTCGTTCAATAACTGCCAGGCGAGCAAGTTGAGTCTCCCGACAAAACAGGATGATTTTACCATCCTTGAAATTGACTTTCAGATCGCGGCCGACGTCGCCGGCAATATCGGCTTTATCAACACGTCTCTGTAAAAGGTTCCAATGTCCCAACAAAACATCGTCATTATCGGTGGCGAGAGCGTTGTGGTTCCCGCCATCCTGAACTTCGCAGCCCTGGAGCGTGCTTGGCCGGCGATCAAGGCGTCGTCGATCGCCACTGATCCGGTGGAAGGTCTCGCGGCCGACATCGCCATCATCTCGGCTGCTGTCGTCACCGTGCGCCCTGAACTGACGGTGCCGGAGATTAAGCGTCGCCTGCTGGTCAATCGCGTGGCCGGCACCGACGAGCGTGCGGGCATCTCGGCAGCCGTCCATCGCCTGATGGTCGACTCGGGGCTCGTGCGCGAGGGGGAAGCGGCGCCGCCGGAGACCCCGGCGGCCGAAACGGAGACGACCTCGACTTAGAGTATATCGTTGCTGAACTGGCTGCCGCCGGCATGGAGGGCGGTTCGCCAGAGGCGATATGGGAGCGCTGGTCGCTCCCGATGTATCTCGCCCAGCGGCGTTACTGGACAGACCATCCGCCGGTTCAGTGGCTGGTGCAGGCATATTTCAAAATACCCGCGAAGAAGACTCCCCGGCCGCCCCGTTCGGGTGATGCGCCATCTACTCCGCAGCGGCCGGTTGATTGGTCTCTGCTAGAAGAGAAGCAGGAAAATGGCCGATAATATTTCCGTAAACATCACCGCTGATGCCACGAAGCTGCGCGCCCAGCTTGCGTTGGCGCAGGAGGACTTGAAGCACTATTCGGCCGAGGTGCGGAAGGCGGCGCAGGAGGTCCGAACCGCCGGCAATCAGGCGACGGCTGAGCAGATCGTGGCGCTCGAAAAAGCGTCGGCGGCGATGAATACGGCCAAGGGGTCGGTCACCAACTATTCGACGCAGTTGAAGACGGCCAAGCCTGCGCTGGAGGAGCTGACAAAGGCGACGCACAACCACGGCGCGGCGACCGAGGCCATGGTGCTGGTTCATGAGGCGATGTCCGGCCGGTTCAGCAAGATGGGCGGGTCGCTGATGATTTTGACCAGCCGCATGGCAGGCAATTCTGGGGCGATGATGGCGCTGGCTGGCGCCTTCGGTGTCGGCGCGATGGCCGCGATGCATTTGATCGAGTGGCTGCATAAGCTGCATGACGCCAAACTGCTCGCCGAGGCCGGTGGCATTGGGTCCGGCGTCTCCAATGCCGATCTAGATGCCCAGGTCAAGAAACTGGCGAAGATCGGCGACACCGGCGTCGAGGTGGCCGGTAAGGTCGTCCATGCTTTTGCCTCGATCCCCGGCACATCAAAGCCTGTTATCGACGAACTTACTTCGGGCGTGTCGCAGCTCGCTCTGCGGATGGGCGATGACGTACCGCAGGCGGCTGGACGCATTGTCGAGGCCTGGAACCTCAACGCGCGCGCTGGCGCCGAGCTGTTGGAGAAGACCCGCGCCCTCCCCGAGACTATAAAGGCTTTCACTAAAGCGGCGGAGGACAACGACGCCATCAAGGCTCGGTCGATCCTGTTGTACGAACTGGCGCGGAACACCCGCGAGGTGAACACCCAGACCAGTCTTGGCGCCCAGGGCAATGCATTTAAGGCGCTAGTCGGCCAGCAGCAGGACCTGGCCAAGCGCCAGCCCGGCCTTCAGGGCACTGGACCGGCCTCGGGTGAGGTTGATCCTTCCAAGAAGCAAATCGCCGCGATCGAACGCACGAAGGCAGCCCTGGGCGCGCTGACCGACCAGATGAAGACCCCTCCGCCGGTCTCCTGGTCGCAGCAGATGACCGAGCAGCTGCACCTTGTCACCCGCGAAGCTGGCATGGCAGCCCGGACGCAGGGCAAAGACTGGCGCGCGACACACGAGGGGGAGGCCAAGGCGACAGTCACGTTCTGGCAGGGGGTTGTCGGCCAGACCAAAGAAGGAACCAAGAACCGCATCGAGGCCGAGGACAAGCTGGTCCAGGCCGAAGAAGCGCGTGACATGATCATGCAGCGCCTGGCCGAGCGATCAGCCAAGCACACTTTGCAAGAGCACCTGGCCGGCCTGGCGGCTGAAGTAGCGGCGAACCACGATAACCTGGGGATGGTCCAGGACCTTGAAAATCAGAAGCTAGCGATCATCCGCGCAGCCGAGGGTGAGCACTCAAAACTCTACAAAGACGAACTGAAAATTCAGACGCAGGTCGTTCGCTCGGCAGTGATGGAGCAAGTCCGTCTCGTCGAGGAGGCGGCCCGCGAGGACGTTCAGGCGGTTCGTGCGGCAGCGACCCAGATGCAGGCCGAGCGCAAGAAGTCTCACGCCGAAATCCTGCAAGGCGTTGTCGACCAAACCGCTCTGATCGGCGAACAGGAACTGCGGCAACTCGACAACCTGATCGCCACGCTGGCAAAGGGCACGCTGGCCGAACGCGAGGCGATGCACGCCCGTGAGAAGCTCGCCCGTGAGTTGGCTGACCGTCAAATCCAGGAGCAGTCACGCGCCACTGAAGAGGTGATCAAGGCCAATGAGGCTCAGATGCGCGTCTACAAGCAGGCATTTGACGGCATCGCCAGCGCTGGTCGTTCGACCATCACCGGCTTGATCACCGGGACTGAGACATGGCGGAAGGCCCAGCAGAAGGTGGCGACCGCGGTGCTTGAGAGCGCGGTCAACATGGGCATGCACATGGTCGGCCGGTGGATTGCCATGGAGATGACAAAAAACGAAGTGTCGGCGACTGCAACCGCCGTTCGCTCCGCCATCGCGCGCGGTGACTCCGGCTTCGACGCGCTGATCACCAGCAAGATCGCGGCATGGCTGGGGATGGAGACCACAAAAACGACGGCGACGGTCACTGGCCTCACGGTTCGAGAAGCCGCCGAGATATCGGCCGCGGGGGCGACAAAGGCGATCAACATGACGACGACTGCCAGCGACATCGGAGGAAAGGCAGCGAGGGCTGCTGCCGGTGCGTATGCGGCGATTGTAGAAATTCCCATTGTCGGCCCCGTGCTCGCTCCCATCGCCGCCGGCGTGGCCTTCGCCGCTGTGTCGGCGTTCGGGATGCTGCCCTCGTTCGACGTCGGCGCCTGGTCGCTCCCCTCCGACATGGTCGCCCAGGTTCACGCCGGGGAAATGATCATCCCCGCCGACGTCGCGGCCGGTATCCGAGGCGGCGCATCTCCATTCCCGTCTGCGCCTGGCGCCGCTGGTGGCGGCGGTGCTGTCCATCTCCACGTCCACGCCAATGACGCCTCGTCTGTTGCGGCCTTGTTCCGCTCGAACGGTGCTGAACTCGCCCGGATCGTGAGCGCCCAGATGAAGAACAACCCCTCACTGCGGCTGGCATATTAATGACCATTCCCACATTCCCCGCGCTGACGACAATCGGCTTTCCGAAGCGCACCCCGATCTGGTCGACCGTCAAACAGCCGTCTGTCGGCGGGCAGGAGAGCCGGTTTTCGCTGTGGTCGTGGCCGCGCTGGCGCTATGAGTTCGGGTTCGAACTGCTCCGCGATGGCACTGAACTGACGACCCTCGCCGGGTTCTACAATGCATCCCTCGGCTCGGCGCTCGTGTTCCAGTACGCCGACCCCACAGACGGAAGCGTGACCGCTCAGAATTTCGGCACAGGCGACGGTGCAACCCGCGCTTGGCAGCTGGTCCGGTCCTATGGCGGGTTCATCGAGCCGGTGTTTCTGCCGACTGGATCGCCTGTGATCTCCGTCAATGGCACGCCGACCTCAGCCCTCACGATTAGCGCGACGGGTGTTGTGACCTTCACCGTTGCACCGGCCGCAGCGGCGGTTTTGACATGGACCGGCACGTTCAACTGGTTGTGCACCTTTGACGACGACAGCGTTGATTTCGAACAATTCGGTGCGACCCAATGGGCGCTGTCCTCGCTCAAATTCTCGACGGTGAAACTGTGAAAACCGCGAAATACGAGACCTCGACGGGCGCCCTGGTAGCCCTGCTGGGGGCCCGCGCCTTCGTCTGGGCTGATCTCTACACGATCACGCTGGCGACCGGCGTGGTGCTGCGCCTGGCGGCCGGCGACAGCGACTGGGCCTATGGAGGCAACACCTGGTCCCACAGCGGCCCGTTCATCGAGCATCCGGACCGCAAGCCAACCGCCCACTGGAAGCTCGGCCTCGATGTCGACACCTGGCAATTCTCGGTGATCCCGCGCTCAGTAGATCCGATCACCAACGCCGCATATCCCGACGCCATCGGCAGCACGCCTTGGCTTGCAGCGGCTCGCGCGGGTGCTCTGGACGGCGCGATAGTCCAGGTCGACCGCGCCTATCTCGCCGCCTGGCCAGCGTATCCTCGTGCTCTGATACTGGCCCCAACCGGCGTGGTGAACATTTTCACCGGCCGGGTCGCAGCGATCGACGTCGACCGCGCGACGGTCGAAATCACCGTCAATAGTCACCTGGAACTGCTCGACCAGAGCATGCCGCGCAATCTGTATCAGGCCGGATGCAGTCGGGTGCTGTTCGACGCCGGATGCAGCCTCATCGCCTCTTCCTATGCCGCCAGTCTCACCGTCGGCAGCGGCAGCACGCAGTCGCTGATCGTCGCCACCAGCGGGCTACCTGGTGGCTCGGGGACCTATGCCCTCGGGCGCATCTTGTTCACCAGCGGTCGCAACTCCGGCTTTTCGCGCTCGGTCCGCAGCATGACGCAGGTGACCACCACCTTGCAGCTCGCTCTGATCGCCCCGATGCCATTCGCAGTCACGGCCGGAGACGCGTTCACCGCCTGGCCCGGCTGCGACAAGAAAATGGCGACATGCACCACCTGGGGAAATATCGCCAATTTCGGCGGCGAGCCCTACATCCCCTCTCCGGAGACGGCTGCATGATTGATCCCGACGAGCTGGTCCAGCGCAAGGCCGTGGTGGCTGAGGCGCGCTCCTGGATCGGAACGTCTTATCATCACCGCGCGGCAGTCAAAGCAACCTGGTCCGACGGCGAGCGGCTGACGCCTGGCGGTGTCGACTGCGCCACTCTGCTCGCCCAAGTCTATGAGGCGGTCGGCCTGACTCCTCCGGTTCCGATCCCGAGTTATCCGCCGGATTGGCACATGCATCGCAAGACCGAGCGCTATGCCGACACCGTGACCGAGCGCGCGCGGGAAATCGATCAGGCTGACGCGCTGGCTGGTGACGTGGTGATGTATCGGTTTGGCCACTCGTTCAGCCACGCGGGCATTCTCATGCCGCCGGGCTGGCCGTCGATCGTGCATGCGTTCTTCGCTTCGCGCCTTGTGCAACTCGACCACGGCGAGGGTGGCGTTCTCGCCGGCCATGACCGTCGTTTTTTTACGGTGTGGTGATCCATGGCAGGGCTATTCGGCGGCGGCGGAAAACTCACCACCAAGACGCAGCCGGCAACGGCGATGCGCGTGCAGACGGCAATCGCCGGGAAGGCGCGGCCGATCGGCTGGGGCCGCAACCGGATCGCTGGCAACCTTGTCTGGTATAACGACTTCACCGCTTCCCCCTCCAACAATGGCGGTGGCGGCAAGGGTGGCGCGACCGGAGGCGGTAAGGGCGGCGGTGGCGGCAGCTACGACTACTCTGCGGCTGTGATCGTCGGCCTGTGCGAGGGTCCTGTTGTCGGTCTGACCGGGAAGCTCTGGGCCAACGAGATCGCTGGCGTTCTCGCCGACTACAACTTGACCGTGTTCCTCGGGACCACCAGCCAGACGGCCTGGGGCTATTTCAGCACAGTTCCGGCGGCGACCACTATTGACGTCTGGTCTGACACCCGCTCCGGCGTCGAGGGGCCCAACTGATGCCGCATCCCGATCAAGCTCTCAATTATCGCGGTCTGGCTTATGTCGCCGCCGGACTTATGCCGCTCGGATCATCGCCGACGCTACCCAATCTCACCTACGAGATCACTTTCAACAGCGATGCTTACGGCATTTCCGGTCAGCCTGACGTCAATCCGGCGACTGTGATCTCCGACTATCTGACCAATGCGAGCTACGGCTCGGGCTTTCCGTCGGCGATGCTCGGCGATCTGTCCGCCGTGCGGTCATATTGGCGGGCATCTGGACTGGTGGTTTCCCCGATCCTGATCGACCAAGCTGAGGGTCGGAGTTTCATCAAGGACCTGCTCGCCGCCACGAATGCGGAAGCCGTGTGGTCCTCGGGCGTTCTCAATTTCGTCAGTTACGGCGACGCCAATCTGAGCGCCAATGGGGCCAGCTACACGGCGCCGTCAGTCCCGTTGTATGCTTTGACCGACGCCGACTTCAAGGCGCTACAGGGTGGCAATTCGAACAGTTCAGGCAGCGGTGGCGTCGGTCCGGTCGCCTACACGCGCAAGGCTCCGGCGACCCAGCAGAACGCCTGGACGGTCGAATATCTCGATCGCGGGAACAACTACAATCCGGCCATCGCCTCAATCCAGGATGACGCGGCGATCGCCATCTATGGCTTGCGTCCGGCCGATCGCAAGCAAGCGCACTTCTTCTGCCTCCAGTCCGCCGCGGTGATGAGCGCTTCGCTGACAATGGGCCGCGCCCAGGTTCGCGGCACATACGCCTTCACCCTCGGTGCCGAATTTATCCTGCTCGACCCCATGGACATCGTCTCCATTACCGACAGCGCGCTCGGTCTGTCCGCCCAGTGGGTGCGGATCACCGAGATCACCGAGAATTCAGACTCGACCCTTTCGATCCAAGCCGAGGACTACCTGGCCGGTACCGGCTCGGCGCCGAGCTATTCGATGGAGACGGGCGCAGGATATCAGCCGGCGTACGGTGGCACGCCTGGTGCCACGACTGCGGTGATCTGGCAGCCGACGTTCGCCGTCGCCGGCGCCTTTGAGGTCTGGATCGCAGCAGCCGGACCGACCAACTGGGGCGGCTTCGATCTCTGGGTCTCAACCGACAATGCCACCTATCGCTACGCCGGGCGGCAGAGCGGGATCGCCCGCCTTGGTGCCACCACGGCCAGCCTTGCCTCTGTGGCGGTGACGGCGGCGCCGATCATCGACAACACCAACACGCTATCAGTCGATCTCGCCGCCTCCGCGCAGCAGCTGATCTCCGGCTCGCTCACTGACGCGCAGCAGGGCAACACGCTCTGCTACTGCGGCGGCGAATATCTGGCGTATGAGAACGCGACCCTCGGCAGCGGCGCGGCCTATGCTCTGACTTATCTCCGGCGCGGGATGTATGACACCGCGCCCAATTCGCACGCCTCCGGATCGCCGTTCGTCCGCATATACGACGGAACCATTTTCCGCTTCGGCCTGACGACGGATCGGATTGGCCAGACGCTCTACTTCAAAATCCTGCCGATCAACGTCTACGGAGGCGGTCAGCCGGATATCTCGACGGTGACGGCTCGGAGCATCACGATTGCAGCGATTGCACCAGCCGCGCCTGGCGGACTGACGGCAGTGGCCGGCAACAGATCTGTGAACCTGACGTGGGCGGGCGTCAGCGCGCAGGACGTCGCACACTACGATATCTGGCGGACCCTGACCTCGACTGCGCCGAGCACGTCGACCACTCCGACCATGGTGGTGAAGGGCACATCGACTGTTGACGCCGACAGCGCCACGCTGACGCCCGGCACAACGGCTTGGTATTGGATTCGGACTGTCACCCTGTCGGGCGGTGTCAGCAGCTTGGCCGGGCCTGCCTCGACTGCCTCCGGGCAGATCGCGACGGCCGATATTACGTCTGGCGGTGTGTCCGGTGCACAGACCAGCACGCAGACGGGCGCGCTGACTTGGCCGGCTTCGACATGGACAGTAGCGGCATCGGTGACATTGGCCGTTTCGACGAACGCGAACGTGCAAATCTCGATCAGAAATATCACGTCGGACACTTCGGGCTCATCGCCCGGCGGCACTGGCGGCGGCGCAGAGGGGACGAGCGGATAATGGCGAGCATCTATCGAATCAAGCGGTCGGACGGCGTGGTGATTGTGACGGGGCTGGACGCGACCGACGCATCCCTGACCATGATGGACGCCCCCCCGTCGGCGACTACTTATACCTACACGCTGGAACTTTATTCGAACGTGGTCCCTACTAGGACCATGTCGATGATCACCGCCCTCCTGGTGAAGAAGTGACCGATTGGGCCGCCTATGCGACATCGACAGGCACCGTTTTTGTCGCCACGATCGGCCCGGACGGTCTGATTTCGGGCTTTACCACTTGCGTGATCGACGTCCTCTCCGATCATCTCGCCGCCACGATCAATAGCGTGCCGGTGATGCCGGACCAGGCGGCACTGTTCAGCCATGGCACGCCATTCGCCCTGATCGACGGCCTGGTGGTCGCGTCATCGCTGCCGCTGGATGAGGTGAAGAGACGTCGGGTAGCATCGCTCCGAGCGACCTGCGCTGCAACAATTACGGGCGGTTTCGCATCTTCGGGCCGCACTTATCCGAGCCGCCCGGCCGACCAGGCAAACATGATTGCCTCGATCAGCGCCAGCTTGTTTCCCAATCTCCCCGCCGACTGGACCACGCCATTCTGGTGCGCCGATGGTGCTGGAGTGTGGGAGTTTCGCTCTCACACTGCAGCGCGAATCCAGCAGGTGGGGACTGACGGCAAGGCGATGATCGTCGGCGCGCAGACCAAGCTGGCCGAGCTTCTCGATGTCGTCGCGGGCGCCACTACCGAAGATCAGGTTCTCTCCGCCATCTGGTGACGGCCTCCCCATACACAGAGGATTTATTTCATGAGCGTCTGGCCGCAAGAGGTCATCTTCTACGGGTCTGCGTCCATGCCCGAAGCCGACAGCGCCACAGTCGGCGGCGCTGTCGATCTCACGCGAATTATCAGTTTTGCGGACCTGAGCGCCGCATCTCTGATGGATGTTGTGTCGTCTGCGGCTGGCGATACCGCCACCAAGATCGTCTACTCGGGTCGAGACAGCAGCGGCATCGTGCAGTCTGAGACGCTGACCCTGACCGGCACCACCAAGGTCTCAGGCGCCAAATCCCTCTCCCGCCTGCTCTATGGCGCGCTCTCTGGTGCGACTGCCAACGGCCCGCTGGCGAACCCCGCAGGCACCGCTGCGACGGGCGATGTCGCGCTGATGGCGCACACCCTGTCGATCACTGTACATACGGCACAAACGGGGTCGGCTAACCCCACGGGCGTGACGCCGCCGATCTTCAAACTCCAATCGGGTGACGGCGCCGGCGTCACCCTCGGCCAAATCATCCGCGTCACGGGCGGCACAGGCTCGGGCCAACTGCGGCAGGTCTGCTCGCTCTCCGGCACCGGCACTGGCCAATACGGGACGGACATCGTGGCTGTGAACCGCGCATGGACTACGGTGCCTGATGCCACCTCGACCTATGAAGTGGCGAACGGCTTCCTGTTCCCAATCCTCCCCAACCCTGTCACGGCGGTGATCCGGCCATTCGCGGGCGTGTCGGCTGACGTGATCGGTGGCTTGACCCGGATTTATTACGAGAAAATCTTCGCCCTCAATACGGACGGCACTACGGCGCTGACGACGATGACGGTGGCCAAGCAGACCGACCCGGCGGGGCTGTATGCTGGCAGCGGGGCGCTCGA